GAGCAGGATGGGGAGACCCCCCCGTTCCACTACTACCCCTACTATGGTAAGAAGAGCGTTGGCACGAAGTTTGTAGGATGGAAGGTTCGGTTCACACCTAACAAACAGTTCTGGGCAGTGGGTGACATAAAGGGAGCAGAGTTGTTTGGCTGGAGACAGGCTGTACAGACAGGGGCCAAGACTCTGTACATCACAGAAGGAGAGCTTGATGCTATGTCCCTCTACCAAGCCCTCAAGGCTAAGAACAAGTTAACTAAGTGGGCTGACTATGACCCAGCTGTAGTGAGTTTACGGGCTGGAGCGGCAGCTGCGAAGAAAGAACTTACGGCTATGGCATCCCAGATCAACACCAACTTCAAGGATGTGGTGCTGGTGTTTGATCAGGATGAGCCGGGAATGAATGCAGTTGAAGCTACCATGACCGTGTTGCCCACCGCACGAACGGTCTCTATACCTGAGAAGGACCCCAATGAATGCCTAGTGAAGGGATACGGGGCAGCACTTGCTAATGCTGTTCTCTTCAAGGCAGAGAAGCCTAAGAATACGAGGCTTATATGGGGTAGAGACGTGGTGGAAGAGGCCAGGACGAAGCCCGAGATGGGTCTCTCCTGGCCTTGGGAAGGTATGACTAAGCTCACCCGTGGTATGAGATGGGGGGAGACTATCTACCTAGGGGCTGGTGTTAAGATGGGTAAGACCACATGTGTAGACACACTGGCTGCCCACTTCATAACAGAGCACGGGCTTAAGGTGTTCATGGCACAGCCAGAGGAGGCAGTACCTAAAACTTTCAGACGTATCGTAGGCAAGGTAGCGAGGAGAGTGTTTCATGATCCAGATATCGAGTGGGATGAGGGTGCGTACGATGAACATGCCCCCTTGGTTGGAGAAAATCTATGTATGCTTAATCTGTATCAAACACTTGATTGGAATACTCTTCGAGGAGATATCATATGTGCGGTGGAGGAAGGGTGTCGTGTCGTATTCATTGATCCTATCACCAACATCACTAATGGTATCGATTCCTCGGAAGCGAACACAATACTACAAGAATTTGCACAAGAGCTTGCCGCCATAGCCAAAGACTTAGATATTATAGTTCTCCTCTTCTGCCATCTAAAGGCACCAGAAGGTAAACCTCACGAGCGAGGAGGAACTGTCTACTCAAGCCAGTTCGCTGGATCGAGAGCAATGATGCGGAGTTGTAACCTTATGCTGGGGTTGGAAGGGAACAAAGACCCGGACCTTCCCCTTGAAGAGAGGAATATGAGACGGCTAGTTATTCTTGAAGACAGAGAGTTTGGAGCTAGTGGGTATGTCCCTATGTATTACGAGGCTAGTAACGGGACACTGAGTGAGATATAAATGGAAGAGATATTTTTATGGACTGTCACTGTACTGTATATCGGACAAGGTATTGTGTCCGGGTGGCACGGGAATATAGGGTTTACTATGGTATTTTTCGGGTATGCCTTTGCTAACATTGGTTTAATATGGGCTATGAAATAAGGAGAGATGATGACAAGAGAACAAGTGTATGCCCTCATTGAGGAGCATTACAAAGAGAATTTTACTAGGCTGGTCTCACGTATGTCCGGGCCTAGTAAGTCTAAGCACAATGCAGAAGATATTGTGCAAGAAGCCTATCTACGTGCTCTCCAATATTGGAAAAGTTATAAAGAGCATATTAAAATAGGACAGTGGTTCCGTGGTATTCTTAACAATTCTACTAGGGATTTCTTTAGAGCTGAAAGTTTAAGTGGTATGTCAGTAGATGACTATGGGGGAGAGATCATATCTCCTTCTGTATTTCACAGGCTAGAGCTACAAGAATTAATAGAGAGGATGGGGGAACAGCCTGAAAGAGTTGAGACAATACTTCGACTCTATCTCCTCGATGAGTACACCGTGAAGGAGATAGAGGAGGTTGTCCCCGAGAGTAAAACCAACATTCGTAAGATTGTTCAAAGATTTAGGGAGGAGATTAGGATGGGAGATAAATGAGAATATGTACATTCGATATAGAAACAGATGGCTTCTTAGATACAGTCAGCACGGTATGGTGTATAGTTGTTAAGGATCATACAACAGGAGATTATAAGTCCTTTGGCCCTGCTCATATTCGTAGTGGTCTCGATCTTCTTGATACGTACACTACTATCATTGGTCATAACTGTATTCAGTTCGATCTTTTAATCCTTAAAAAACTATACAACTACGAGTATAAGGGGGAGGTGATAGACACCCTCCTCATGTCAAGGACACAGAGACCGGACAGGATGAGCCCCAAGGATTACAAAGGTAGGGCCCCTCACAGTGTAGAAGCATGGGGCTATAGATTAGGAGAAGGAAAGAAAGAACATGAAGAATGGAATAAATTCTCAGAAGCCATGCTTGAGCGGTGTAGACAAGATACCTCCATCCAATACCTCATCTATCTGGCCCTCCTCAAGGAAGGGGATGGGGAAGGATGGGACCAAACACATAAACTTAATGCCAGGATACATCATTACCTCGCCCTCCAAGAACAAAGAGGTTGGGCTATTGATATGGATCACCTTATCTTTAGTATCCGTCTTCTTGATCATTGGATCAATCGTATTGGTAGCTCCCTTGCTGCTAGACTACCTCTCCTGGTAGATGTAGAAGGAACAGGACATGTTAAAAAACCTTTTAAGCAAGACGGGAGTTTGGCTACTATTAGTGTGGAGTGGTTGGAAAGGGTTAGACAAGATGGTGATAGCAATCCTAGTAATTATTATACTGATCATTCTATTGATGGGTGCTTCACTCGGATTAATTTTAGACCGCTTTCTCTTGACAGCATAAAAGAAACTAAACAGTTCCTTCTTGACAGTGGGTGGGAACCAGAGAAGTGGAACACCAATGATGCCGGGGAGAGGACAAGCCCCAACCTAAGTAAGGACGATCCCTTCAATGGTATTCAGGGCAGCATGGGTAGATTGGTTGCACGGAGAGTACAGTGTAAGCAGAGGAGGAGTGTACTTGCGGGATGGAGAGATGCCGTCAGGAAGGACGGACGCATCCCCACACCTATCGGAGGAGTCGCCACGACAGGGAGGATCAGACATAAACTAGTTGTAAATGTACCCTCCGTAGACAGTGGTGCCTTCTTCGCTAAGTACATGAGACAGTGCTTCACAGCCTCACCAGGTATGGTGATGGTGGGGTGTGACAGTAAGGGTAATCAGATGAGACAACTAGCAGGAAGGATGGGAGATAATGAATTTACGGAAGCAGTATTACATGGCACAGTACAGGAAGGTACTGACCTTCATTCACTTAATCAAAAAAGGAGTGGAGCTGCTACACGTACAATTGCCAAGAACTTTTTCTACGGGAGTATCTTGTTTGGTGCGGGTAATTCGAAGACTGCTAGAATATTGGAAACCTCAGTTAAGAGAGCCCAAGCAATCAAAAAGTCCTACCTCGAAGAAATACCAAAACTCAAAGCAGTCATTGATAATCTGTCCCGACTGTGGAGAAAGACTGCACGACGAAGGTACAACCCAAAGTGGGCCAAGCAGGAACTGATCAATGGAACTATACGTGGACTGGACAACAGACCCATCACTGTTAAGTATGAGAAGGACCTTCTATGTTACCAGCTACAGTCAGACGAGGCCATACAAATGGGGGCAGCTTATACCTACCTGCATAAGATGGCTGAGAAGAGAGGCTGGGTATACGGAAAAGATTGGGGAATGTTAATATGGTATCATGATGAATTTCAAATGGAATGCATACCCTCTCTGGCAGGACAGCTAGGACGTATGGCAGCAGAGGCAATACAGTGGAGTGGTGAATGGTTTAACATAGCCTGTCCACATGACGGAGACTACAAGATAGGCCAGAATTGGTCAGAGACTCATTGATATAAGGAGAACTAAATGAGCTTAGATAGCACTACCCTCCCCAAGGGAGGCACAGCAAGAGAACCTATGGACCCAGGTACCTACCCTGCCCGGCTAGTTATGTTAGCTGACTTGGGCAAGCAGAACCAGCGTCCTTATCAGGGAGAAGAAAAACCTCCTGTCAATATGATTGGGTTTACGTGGGAATTTGTAGACGAGTTCCTTAAGGATGAGGACGGAGAAGATCAGCTTGATAAGCCACGCTGGCTCACCGAGATGCTTCCCTTCTATGGATTAGAGGCTGACCGGGCTAAGAGTACATCGCGGTACAAGGCTCTTGATCCTAAGCTAGAGCACAAAGGAGACTTCGCTAAGTTGATTGGCCTCCCCGCTTTCATCACCGTGGTACACAACCCCAACAAAAAGACGGGGGGTGTGTACGAGAATATCGGAGAGGCTACGGCTATGCGTTCCAAGGATGCAGAGAAGTGTGCTCCTCTGGTAAAACAAGCCTTAGTCTTTGACTTCGATAGTCCTGAACAGGATGTATGGGATGAGATGCCTAAGTTTGTTCAAGATAAGATTAAGGAAAGTCTTGACTATGAAGCCAGTGCTGTTCAGAGCATGGTAGAGAATGCTCCTGATGAGGCAACAGCTGAAGAGGAGGGTGGGGACACACCATACTAATCCCTACCAACCTCCCTCTCCTCATTGATGGAGACATCATAAGGTATGAGGTGGGGTTTGCAGCCGAGGCTGGATGGAAGGCCATGAAGGGAGACGAGTGGGAGGAGGGGGACATCCCCTCCTTCGACTACGTACGAGACATGCTCCTGAACAGGCTGAAGATAATAGCCGTAGGCTGTCGTAGTGAGCACGGGCAGCGGACCATCTTCTTAACTGAAGGGAAGACTTTCCGTGATGAGATCGCTGTCACTAAACCATACAAAGGAACACGAGAAACCCACAAACCCTGGCATTACAACAACATCTCTGTCTACTTGAGGGATGTACTCGGGGCGGTGACAGTAACTGGCATTGAGGCTGACGATGCAATGGCTATAGCCCAGGTCGCTTCTGATGGAAACAGTGTCATCTGCTCCCGAGATAAGGACCTCCGACAAGTACCAGGGTGGGTGTATAGCTGGGAGCTGGGGAAGCAACCATCTTTTGGCCCACACCTAGTGACACAAGAAGGCACCCTTGAGTTGAATGACAAGAAGAAGATTAAGGCCACGGGCCTCGCTTCTTTCTATGCTCAGCTTCTCACAGGGGACACAGTGGATAACATCCCTGGCCTTAAGGGGGTGGGACCTGTTGCAGCCTTCGAAGCATTGGTTAAGTGTGGTGTAGGGGAGGAGCTTGATGTCGTCAGGGATATGTATGGCAATGACGAGCTGCTCCTTGAACAGGGTAGGTTGTTATGGATGTGTCGTAGGCTGTATCCCGAGAACGGATGTGGTGAGATGTGGGAAATAGGGATGGAGAAATGAGAGAACTAGATGATGTTGAATATGTCTACTGTGCTACAAACGATAGAACGGGAGAGCTGTTCACATACAGTCATAAGGGGAAGACATCTTTTTATTTAAGGGTGGGAGATTTACGGCGGTACCTCACTACAGCAGAGAAGGAGTATAGTAATTTCTGGAAGAAGTATTATACCATACATCAGTTAAGAGTAGCTATCGCAGATAGCTTTAAACATGACGGCACAAAAGTTGATCATTACTTAGGAGGGTAAATTCTAATGGGTAAGCAACTTAAGAAGTTAGAAAAAGAAGTAGAGGAGTTAGAATGATGAACAAAGTTTTATACGAGTTGGATGCGCTAATTTCAGAAATTAGTGACCCAGTTCAGCTACAAACGCTGGACCGGATTGGCGCTGAGATTAAACGACTCCAGAAAATCATCTCCGTATTGCATTCTTCTTATGAAGAGCTATTCATCGAAGATGGGTAAAGGCAGATGATTACATTAACAGACAGTGCTGATATACATCTATCTTCAATTATAGCAGACAAAAACGTACCCGCTATACACCTGTCAGTTAATAGCGGGGGCTGTTCTGGTTTTAGTTATG